ATTTTGCAGACTTATCTTTTACAGGTGTAACATTAACAGCAAGAGGTGCTTTAATTTACAACACTTCAGAGAGTAACAAATCTGTTTGTGTATTGGACTTTGGCTCAGATAAAACAGCTACGTCAGGAACTTTTACGATTCAGTTTCCTAACCCAAACAACACACAAGCTATAATCAGAATCGCATAATTAGGAGCCCGGTGTTATGGCACAATTAACTTACACCGTCACCGTAGCAACGGGCAGCCTTTACTTAGGTGGAGGTTCAACAGGAAACGTTTTTTATCTTAATGGTGTAAGGGACATAGATTTAACTTGGGTTAAAGGTGGCACTTTAAGATTTGATCAAAGTGCATCGAGTAACGACAATCACCCTTTATTTTTTGCAACACAAACATCTAATCCGCAGTCAAATATTTATGCAAATGGTGTTTCATACTATTTAGATGGAACTGCATCTCAGTCAGATTATTTTAACACTACAAATTTCAATGCTGCAACAACAAGATACGTCGAGGTAACACCAGCATCAGAAACAGATTTTTATTATGCTTGTTATATTCATGGAATTGGAATGGGCGGTGCTATCGACGTTACTCAAAACACGTGGGGTGCTGCGTCTTGGAATTCAGGTCAATGGAGCGATCAAACAGATATTGATTTAGGTGTTACAGGCCAAGAATTACAATCTTCTATAAATTCAGTTGTTCCTTTTCCAAATATTGGTTGGGGAGGAGATGTATGGGGTTCAAGTGTTGGTGGTTGGGGAAATCTAAAAGATACTTCATTTATAGTTTCTGGAAGTCAACTACAATCTAGTATTGGTGAAGAGAGCACTGAGGGTGAGATAAATGCTGGTTGGGGTAGAAATACCTGGGGTGCAAACGGTTATGGAATTGCAGGAACATTAGAGGCACAAAGTTTACAACTTCAATCGACAACTCCAGGCGTTACTGTTGAAAATGAAATAAATGTTGGTTGGGGTAGATTAGAATGGGGTAACGGTGCATGGGATGTTGGTTATTCTGTTGAATTAGGATCTTTAAGTTTACAATCAACAATTGGAGAAGAGCAAGGGTTTACAGATTTTACAGCAGAGCCTGCTGGTTTAAGTTTACAATCTACATTAGGAGACGCTAGTGAAACAACAGCTGAGGGAACTGTTGCCGTCTCAACCAATTTACTTCAAACATCACAAGGCACAGCTATAGGAGCTCAAGACGTAAATCCTACAATTTCAGGAATAGGCATACAATCAAGTGTTGGTCCTGTAGAAGTTGGTGCATTAACATTAGCTGAGCCTAACGGAATACAATTACAAACTAATTTAGGTGAAGAAGATCTTGCAGGTGGAGCTATTATTAGTCCGACTGGTATTCAAGCAACTTTTGCAACACCTTCTGCTGATGCCGTTGCAATAGCAGAGGGAACTGGGTCACAACTGCAATCATCTATTTCTGGTCCTCAATCAATTACAGGGGATGGTTTAGTTGAATTAACAGGCATACAGTTGACTGGGTCACTAGGGTCAACTAATATTACACCATGGAGCGAAGTAGATTTAGGAGTCAATAATACTTGGACTGAGGTTGATTTGGCTGCTTAATTTTAGTAAAATAACAATATAAGGATTTAAATAATTATGGCATCATCATATACAGCTCTCGGAGTTGAACTTCAAGTAACCGGTGAAAATGCGGGTACTTGGGGTGATAAAACAAATACAAATTTACAATTATTACAACAATTAGTTGGTGGATTTAATCAAACCTCAATAGCAGGTGGAGCTGGAGACACAGCTTTAACAGTTGTTGATGGAAACACAACTGGAACTGCTCAACAAAATTTTATAGAATTAACTGGAACAATTACTGGTAATAGAACCGTTTCTATACCTTTAGATGTTGAAAAACTTTATGTAATAAGAAACTCTACATCAGGAGCTTACACTGTAGAATTTCAATACACTTCAGGTTCAGGAACTAGCGTAACTTTTTCTGCTACAGATAAAGGAACTAAATTTTTAATGGCGAAAGCCGACGATAGTACTAACCCTAACATTATTGACGTCGGTGTAGTAGATTTATCTGGCGTTCAAACTTTAACAAATAAAACTTTAACATCCCCTGCAATAGGAACTTCTGTTTTAGATACTGGTGGAAACGAATTACTTTTACTCACTGCTACAGGTTCAGCTGTCAATGAAGTTACATTAGCAAACGCTGCAACAGGTAATAACCCATCTTTCGCAGCATCAGGTGGAGATACAAATATTGGTATTGATCTTAAAACAAAAGGAACTGGTGTAATTAAAGCTGAAGACTCAGGCGGAAACGTCTCTGCAGTTAAAATAGCTGGTAAAGAAACTATATGGGTTCCTGCAGTAGCTATGTATCCAAATACTACAAACGGATGTGCTAACATTGCACAAACAGAACTATCAAATGGACCTGAGTTAAAAACTTTAGATTTTGATAAGGATTCAGATGAATTTGCACAATTTGCTGTTGCTTTTCCTAAATCATGGAATGAAGGCACAATAACTTTTCAAGCATTTTTTACAGCTAATTCAACAAACACAGGAACTACATCTTGGAACTTACAAGGAGTTGCATTAGCAGACAATGGAGATTTAAATACAGCTTTTGGTACAGCTGTAGGTCCAGCAGCAAAAGCCATGAGTGGTACAGCAAACGATTTAGCGGTAACGGCAGAAAGTGGAGCAGTAACAATTGCAGGCTCCCCAGCTGCAGATGAATACGTTTTCTTTCAAATATTTAGAGACGTTTCAGCTGACGATTTAACAGCTGATGCAAAATTATTAGGTGTTAAATTATTCTTTACTACTGATGCTGCTAACGACTTATAAGGAGTATAATGGCAAGCGGTTTTGGATATAAAATTCTAGGTTTAGGAGGAGGATCTCTTCCACCTTTATCGCCCTTCAATGCTAATATTTTAGTAGTTGCTGGAGGCGGCGGTGGCGGTGGCGGCCAATCAGGTGGTGGCGGTGCTGGAGGTTATCGTTTTAATACATCATACCCTATCGTTGGAGGAACAAGTTACAAAGTTACAATTGGAGGTGGTGGAAACTCATGTGGAGTTTCACCTGTCAACAACACTGTAAACGGAAGTGCTTCATCATTTAATACCTGCGGTGCAGGATGTGCAACATCATTTGAATCAGCTGGAGGCGGAGCAGGAAAAGGTCCTAGTGGTGCTGGAGCTGACGGAGGGTCTGGAGGAGGTTCAGGAGAATCACCAGACACCGGAGGTACTGGTAACGTACCACCTGTAAACCCATCTCAAGGTAATCCTGGCGGACCAGGAAGAATAAGTCCAGGAGGAGGCCCAGGAATATACGGCGGCGGTGGCGGCGGTATCGGGGGATCTGGAGGGGCTCAAGGTCCGACTACAGGTGGAGCTGGTGGTGCAGGAGGCAGTGGCTGGCCAGGAGATTCAACAACAAGAGCTGGCGGAGGCGGCGGTGCTGGTGGACCAGGCGGCGGCGGATCTGGTGGTTCAGGTGGCGGCGGATCTGGAGCACAATATAATCAACCAGGTGTTCCCCCAGCTGCAGATAGATCAGGAACTGCAAACACAGGCGGTGGTGGTGGAGCAGGTGGAAGACCTGCGGGACCCCCTGCTATTTTATATGGAGGCAGTGGTGGCTCAGGAGTTGTAATTATTCAATACGCAAACAGCGTTGAAGGAAACGACAGAATAACAGGAGGGACTAGAACAACAAGTGGTTGTAATGTGATACACACATTTAATGCAACCGGCTGTTTTGTTGTTCCATAATGCTATGGCTCACTTCGCAGAAATAGAACAAAAAACTGATCCAACAGGATTTACTACAGATACACAATGGGTTGTAAAAAGAGTTATCGTTGTAGATAATGGTATTTCAACTTCAAATGGTCCCTTAGTAGATAATGATATGCATGTGGACGGAGAGACTTGGTGTAAAACTTTTTTTAATGGTGGCGAGTGGAAACAGACTTCTTACAATTCAAAGTTTAGAAATATATATGCTGGAATAGGTTATGTTTATGATTTCGAAAAAGATATATTTATTCAAAAACAGCCTTTTGCATCTTGGACATTAGACAATAATAATAAATGGCAACCTCCTATACCAGTGCCACCAGATTTCATAGCAGATAATTATCAAATAGCTGCAGATTGGGATGAAGACAATCAAAGATGGATAATACAGGATTATGAAGTAAATCCAGACGATGATTCCTTCGTTTTACGTATTTGGGATACAGCAACATCTTCTTGGACGACTTAATCATTTACTTTCATTTATAAATAAGTAATATTCAATCTTAAATGAATCTTAAGAATAATTTTTGGTGTTTCGAAAGTGCCTTACCACATAATATATGTGATGCTATTATAAGATACTCTCTAACGAAGGAAGATCAGACTGCACTCACAGGAGGTACGAAAAATTTTAAAAATTTAAATGATCAACAACAAAGAGATTTATTTAAGCATAGAGATTCAAAATTAGTTTGGTTAAATGATCCTTGGGTTTATCGATATATCATGCCTTTTGTAAATAAAGCAAATAAAAATGCAAATTGGAATTTTCAAATTGATTGTTCAGAGCAATGTCAATTTACAAAATATGGTCAAGGTCAATTTTATGATTGGCACTGTGATAGTTTTGACGAACCATATGGAGAGTATAATGATAAAAAAATGGATGATACATTCAGAGGGAAAATACGAAAATTATCAGTAACTGTATCTTTATCTGATCCTAACAGTTACAGAGGCGGAGAGTTAGAATTTGCTTTTAGTTCTTCACCAAAAATAAGACCCATTGTACAAGAATGTAAACAAGTACTACCTAAAGGATCCGTAGTTGTCTTTCCTTCATTTATTTATCATAGAGTAAAACCTGTTACTGATGGAACACGTTATTCATTAGTTATTTGGAACTGTGGACGCCCTTTTGTATGAGCAAAGATAAATTAACAGAGTCTTGGTATTTTGCATCTCCAATATACTTTATGCAAAAATCTGAGTGGTTAAAAGATTTAATAAAAATAACAGATCCTTATATAAAATTAGCAAAAGAAAAAAATAAAAAATTTATTAGCGAAAGAAATAAAAGCTGGGGTGGAGATAAAAAAGATCATGGTATGTCTCATCATTCTACAACTTTAATAAATAGGCCAGGTTTACAAAAGTTTACCAATTGGATAGAGGCCACGACATGGAATCTATTAGATGAGCAGGGCTATGATTTAAGTAACTATAAAATATTTACAACTGAGATGTGGGTACAAGAGTTTGCAGAAGCTGGCGGAGGACATCATCAACTACATACACATTATAATGGACATACATCAGGTTTTTATTTTTTAAAAGCTAGTGAGAGAACATCTCTACCTATATTCGATGATCCTAGACCTGGTAAAGTTATGAATGATTTGCCTCAAAAAGATCCTAACAAAATAACTGCAGCTAGCACACAAGTAAATTATTCAGTTAGACCAGGTAATTTAATTATTTTTAACTCTTATTTACCTCATCAGTTTAGAGTGGATGATGCATACGAACCATTCAGATTTATACATTTTAACTGTAGAGCTATTCAAATAAATGACGTATTATCAAAATATGGCGAAAAAAGAACAGACAATCAAAATAACAAATAATTTTTTACCTCCACAATCTTTTTTAATGGTGAAGGCTTTATTAAATTCTGATCAACTCCCTTGGTATTTTAATAATGCTGTGGTTTATCCAGAAAAAGATCCAGTTGATCATTATCAATTGACACACACTTTTTATGTAAATAACACTCCTCATTCAAGTTTTTACAGAAATTTATCACCTTTATTAGATGTAATTAAACCTAGTATTTTAATTAGAATTAAAGCTAATCTTTTACCTATTAGTTCTAAAATAATTAAACATGAAATGCATAATGATGAATTATCTGAAAATGCAAAAATAACTACTGGTATTTTTTATGTTAACACAAACAACGGAAAAACAATTTTTGATACAGGTGAAGAGATAAGTAGTGAAGAAAATAAATATATAGAATTTGATTCTAGAAAATTGCATACAGGCACTACCTGCACTAATCAAAAAAGAAGAATGGTTATAAATTTTAATTACATAAAATGAGTGGTCTCATTTTTAAAAAAGATATAAATAATAAAAATATAATACTTGATCCTAATCATAATAATTATCAAGTTATGATGGAATGGGAAAAACCCTATATGAAAGCCTTAGTAAATAATCTAAAACCTAAAGGTGATGTTTTAGAGATTGGTTTTGGTTTAGGTTACTCTGCCACAGAAATACAAAAACACAAGATTCAGTCACACACCATTATAGAATCAGATTCAAACGTAATTAGTAAATTAAAAAAATGGGCTAAGAAACATAAAGTTAATATTATTGAAGGCACGTGGCAGAAAGAATTAAAAAAATTAGGAAAGTATGATTCAATTTTTTTTGATGATGCACCTACAAAAAAACATCCTGACTATGATGAAATTAGAGTTTTTGATTTTTACCATCAAATAGCTCAAAGACATGTGAATAAAAATGCTAAAATGACATGGTATCTAGATAAGCCTATTTATTGGATATCTCATCCTTATATTCATTGGAGTTTAAAAGAGTTTGCCATACATCCACCAGAACACTGTTCTTATACAAAAAATAATATAATGTACTTACCATTGCTTAACTTTACAAAAGGTATTATAAACAAGATTGAGCGATTGGTTATAACAAAGAATTTTGATTTAAAAAAATTTTAAGATGTCATTCAAAAAAAATAAATACCTGGTAATTAAAAAAGCAATATCTCCAGATTTAGCTGATTTTTGTTATACCTATTTTTTAAATAAAAGAAGAGTGGCTAAATTTTTATTTGATGAGAAATATCTACATCCCTACGAAACAATGTTTGGTATATGGAGTGACGCTCAAGTTCCAAATACTTATTCTCATTATGCAGACTTAGTTATGGAGACTTTGTTACTAGGTTTAACTCCTAGAATGGAGAAAGAAACTGGTTTCAAAGTTTATCCAACTTATTCTTACGCAAGAATTTATAAGAATGGTGATGTATTACATAGACACTCTGATAGATACAGTTGTGAAGTATCTACAACTTTAAATCTTGGTGGCGATCCTTGGCCAATTTATTTAGAGCCCTCAGGAAAAAAAGGAATGGCTGGAATAAAAATTAATTTAAATCCAGGTGACATGCTTATTTATAGAGGATGTGATTTAGAACACTGGAGAGAAGTTTTTAACGGTAATCACTGTGGGCAAGTATTTTTACACTACAATGATCAAAAAAGTGACAATGCAGAAAAAAATAAATTTGACGGTAGACCCATGGTAGGTTTACCTAGTGATTTTGCAAAATCTAAAGTGATCAAGTGATTGTAACAAGTGTTAACAACATTAAATTTTATAGAGAATTTAATCTTTGTGAAAGAAAAGATTTGATAAGTATTAAAGAAGCAATAGATTTAGAGTTTGCAAAAAATAATATAGTTTGGACTCATCCTTTATATCAAACATGGAGCGATTTACATAAAAGATTAAAGCATGTGCCTAGTTTTAATACCCTTAAAAACAAAGTTATAAAATTAGTAAAAAATATAAATAAAGAATTAAAATTAACCACGTGTTGGACTAATCTTTCCACGGAGGATAATGTGTATGCTTTCCATTCTCACAACACTAAATTAAGTTGTGTTTTCTATTTGCAATCAAAGCAGGATTGCTACGGTTTGCGTTTAAAAAAGCCAGAGATTATTTTCCCTTCAATAGAAAATTCTATCATTATTTTTGATGGCTCAGTTTCTCATTCTATAGAATATATGCCTAATAAGGTTTTTGATAATATTGATTCTCATAGATATTCTGTGGTTTTTGATTTTATTTAGAAGAGGACAAGTAGATTCGACAACTCTTATATATTATAATAAAGCATGCCTTTAAGTTTTGTAGATATAAGACCAGGATTCAATAAACAGATTACTCCTACAGCTGCCGAGGGGCAGTATATTGATGGGGATAATGTAAGATTTAGATACGGTCTACCAGAGAAAATTGGTGGTTGGGAGCAACTAACTGCTAGTACAATAGTAGGTGCAGCAAGAGCTCAACATCAATGGACAGATTTAGATGGTCGTAGATACGTTGTGCTAGGCACTCACAAAGCTTTAATACTTTATTATTCAGAAGCCTTTTACGACATTACACCCTTAGATGCAGCTTTGTCAGGAGCTACTTTTAATACTACAAGTGGCTCAGCTACAGTTACAGTGAATTTAACCAACCATGGATTTGAAGTTGGAGATTTATTTACATTCACAATGTCTTCAGCTCCAACTGGTTTTGTGGCTGCAGATTTTGACGGAACATTTCAAGTCGTAACTGTAACAGACATCAACTCCTTCACAATTACTATGGACTCTAATGCTACTGGCACTGCATCTGGATCGGGTTCGGCTTCAATAAATCCTTACGTTAGACCAGGTGCTTTAAATCAAACGTTTGGTTTTGGATGGGGTACTGGTTTATGGAGTGGTAGTTTAGCTGGAGCAATATCCTCAACTTTAAATGGCTCTTTAGCTGACGACGCACAAGGTAATAATGGATCAGCCACAAATATTACTTTAACTGATGCCTCTTTATTTCCAACAACTGGAACAATTTTAGTAGGTGGTGAGTTAATAACGTACACCGGCAAGTCATCTAATGATCTAACAGGAATTACCAGAGGTGCGAGCGGGTCCACAAGATCAGCACACTCAAATGGATCGATAGTTGAGGACACAGCAAACTTCGTTGGTTGGGGACAAGCATCTTCAGCAAGTACAGTTGTTTTACCTTCTGCTGACTGGTCATTAGATAATTTTGGACAAACTTTAGTAGCAACAATTTTAGATGGTAAAACTTTTACTTGGGAACCAATAAATTCTAATGTGAACGCTCCGCAAACAAGAGCCGCTGTAGCTTCTGGCAATCCCACATCATCTGTTATGACAATTGTGTCGGATCAAGATAGACACTTATTTCATTTAGGTACTGAAACAACAATAGGCTCTACAGCATCACAAGATAAAATGTTTATAAGATTTTCAGATCAAGAAGATATATCTGACTATGCCCCTACCTCTACGAACACCGCTGGAACTTTTCAATTAGATGATGGCACAGAAATAAGAGGTGCAGTAAAAGGAAAAGATTATATATTTATTCTAACAGATACAGCTGCCTACATCTCTCAATTTGTTGGACCACC